TCGCCTTCAACATCGACACGGGAACACCAAACACAGCGGCGATTTCTTCCACCACATCATCGCGCCCCGTCATGTCTTTGGGCGCGAATTGCAACGGCTTCAAATCCATATCACTAGTCGAAATGAGGAAATTTCCGCGGTTACGCGTGCCGCGGAATTTCTGTTTAATGCTGCGTTCCACTCGTTCCAGTTCATCGCTTGACGCGTTTCCTTTTACCGTCATGAGATAATCAGGACGCCCGCTATTTTGAAACCACGACAAGTCCATTTGATGCAGCGCTGCGTTTGCGTTTGCTGCTCCCCATGCGGCTTCGAGTTTCCCCATACCGTAAAACAGGTCGCGCGGATTCGGTCGACGGAAATGCAACACTTCGTCGGTCGCGAAGGTCTGTTTATTCTCGCTTCCCTTTCCGTAGCGATAGCCGGCTACGAATTGCTCCGCGTCGGGTATCACTTCGGTCCATTGCGGCGGCATCGGCCACAGTTCCGACGGCGTACCCAGCGAATCGGTAACGACATGCAAGTACGCGTTTCCGCAAAGTTCTTGCCACACGACGCGCAACACGGTTGCGTCAAATCCGTTGAACCACGGATTCGCCGTCGACAACAACCGTAACAACGGATGGTCGTCGGTCACTTCCTCGAAATCTGCGCCCAGTTCCGCGGCTTTGCGCATGACATGCGCCGACGGTTGCCGCGCTCCGTCGCCGTTCAACCACTGCAACGACTTGCGCGACGCGCGACGCGTGCGCCACAGACGACGCGTTTCCGGTGCGCTGCGTACATACAGACGCAGCGGCGTCGACGCGACGGCGTTTGCGTTGATAGTTGCCGCCGCGTAAACCCATGAGCCGTAGTATTCAACGGCTGCGCGCTGGTCGAAAGGCTGCGCGCGCCCTTCGCCTGCGCGAAGTTCAAACGAACGAACACTTCCGCGAATCCAAGTGCGCGGGTCTGCGGCTTTCAAGATCGCGTCAAGTAGTTTCATTTATACAACCCGCATGAGGAACGGCCGATGTTTGCGCTTCGCTGAAATCGCGAGCGCGAGCGCGCACACGCCGTCGTCGTGCCCGCTCTGCGCTTCGTACGAAACGCGCCCTTGGCTATATCGGAAGCCGAACGATTCAAGTTCCGCCCGCAACCAGCCGTCAGGGTAGCGCACGGTGCGCCCTTGAATTGCGGCCGACAAACCTTCCATCAATTGTTGCTTGCTGGTGCTGCTGAATTTGAAGCCCTCTGCGTTGCGGCACACGCGCGCTATATCTTCTACGATTGGATCGCCGACGCCCGTTGAATCAATGAGCGCGGGAGTGTTGCCAATGATGCGCGCCACGCGCTCGCGCGTCGCGCCCCAATCCGATTGCCAGCGCTCAAGAACGCATACCGCGCCGTCGGCGTCGACGCCACAAACCACAGTCCAATCTTGCGACTTTGCAAGATCGACGCCGAACGAAACCGCCGGCGCTGTCGATTGCGGACCAATGCAAGCGCGGATTGCTTCGCCGCCGAATGGGTTTGCGCCGTCGTCGGTAGGTTCCGCCAAGTACAGTTCGCGGAACACATTGTCGGGCAAGATCGCGCGCGCCTCTTCGATTTCCTCGCGCGCAAGTACGCCGCCCTCCACTGCATCCCACGCCGTAAGTCTGTGGTACGCCATGTTGGGTATACCTTGCTCCGCCATTCGAGCGAGTCGGTATACCCAATTTTTTCGGCCCTTTACATTGCCAATGATGCGCAACGGTCCGCGCGTCGCAGTGAGAGTCGACCGTACCGCGTTGAAACTTGCTTCCGCACAGCGCGTCGCCTCATCAATGACGGCGGCTTGCACATCATCGCCGAATAGCGAGTCGGGATTGTCTGCGGATTTGAACCACACGCGCGCACCGTTCGCGAGTTTGACACACAAGTCAGAATCGTTGTCGGTCCATGTTCGCATCGACGGATCTGCTTGCCGAAGCATTGATTGCAAGCGCATATAGCCGACGGTTTTTGTTACATGGAAAGTCGGCGCAACCCACCAAAACGCGCCGCCGTTCGAGTTCCACGCTTGCGCCAGTAGCCACATAAGACAGCCGGCCGTCTTGCCGGATTTGGTGCTTGCTTCAATGACAACAATCCGCGCAGGGTCGCAGATTGCAGCGAATTGCCGCGGATACATGGCGGGTAGCACTGGTGCAGATACGCGCATCCGTTACGCGCCGCCGCCGCCTGATCGCAGCGTAATCGGTGCAAGTTCGACGCGTTCGGTTGCGCCGCCACCGTCCAAGCGCTCGCATCGGTCGGCGTGTACTAGCGCATCCATGTTTGCGCGCTGCATCGCGAGTAGTGTTTCTACGGCGCGCAATCGGTCGCGGTCGCTGCGCGCGTTTGCGATCATTTGTTCTACGACGGTCGGAAGAGTCGCCATCAAATGCGATGGAATTTGCCAGCCTTCGCGCAACGCGCGTTGAATCAACACAAGCCCAGCGCGGTCGTGCATGTGTGAAATCACAGACGGCAACGGCGTCGAATCCTCCGCGGCCGCTGGCGCTTCTTTCGCTGCAATGTGTTTTCGCCGACTCATGAGAACCGCGGCACCAATTTGGAGTCGTACGCCATACCCGCTTCGCAGTATTCGTCGACGGTAAGTTCTACGACCGTCGTGCCGTTGGGCGGCGTCCATTCGGCGACGCCGTCCCAAATAATCACATTGGATACGACGGCGTCGGAAATGATCGCATAGCGGTTCAAGTCTCAACCACCAATACATACCCTGCGCCACCTGCGCCACCGTTACCCGCGCGCGCCGCGTAGCAACCGCCGCCACCACCGCCACCACCGCCACGCGCGCCGGCTGCGCCGTCGCCGGCGAATGCCGACGCGTTTGCGCCGCCACCGCCGCCGCCACTCCCTGCGCCTATCCAGTAGGTCGCAGACACCGCGCCCGCGGTGCCAGCGACGCCGACGCCACCACCTGCACCGCCGCCGCCGCGCGTCGTCGTTGCTAGTCCGATTGCGCCGCCCGCTGCGCCCGATTGCGCGGTGCCGCCACCTGCGCGGCCACCGCCCGCGCCGCCACCTGCGCCGCTGTGGAATCCATACACGCCCGCAGTCGTTGACGCTGGCGCGGCGTCGCCGCCTGCGCCGTACGCGAAACCGCCGCACGCAACGGCCGCGCCACCCGCCGCGGATACCGCGGTGCCTGCCGCGCCACCTGCGCCACCCGCGGCCGTGATGTTTCCAAACGAAGTCGCGCCGCCTGCGCCGCCGGCCGACGGGGTTATGGCACCAGTTCCGGCGCTACCGCCGCTACCGATTGTGACGGTAACGCTAGACGGCACATTGTTGGCAAGCATTGATACCCAAGCGCCGCCGCCCCCGCTACCGCCGCCGCCGCCTGTGGTGTCGGTGTCTGCGTTGATTCGTCGTCCACCGCCGCCGCCGCCGCCACCGCCGACAAGAAACACCGACACGAATCGCGCGCCGTCCGATTTCGTGAAAGTTCCCGACGCCGTGAAATCTGTGGTTGTGCACGACACCAGCGTATTTAGATAGGTTTCAACACCCAAACCCGATTGCGTTCTTCCGAACGGAATCGTCTGCGGGTCGAGTGTCGGTAGGCTGCGTGTGCTCATTCGTAGCGCCGTGCGCGGTCGTACCCGTTCGCACGCTCGAAATCTTCGATAGCGTGAATGTGAATCCTACGGTGTGTGCTGTCTGGCATCGTCACGCACGCCATGCGCCCGCTGTTGCACCATTTCGCGACGGCCGCATTTGATACGCCAAGCCGTTTACCGACTTGTGTTGTGGTCCACCATTCGCGATCTGCTGGCGGGCGTTCGCGGCTACCGTTGCCGGCTAGTTTCGACTTTGCTTTCATTGTCGGCTTCCTCGACAAACGACGGCGGAACGATATACCAGCCCTCGGGAATTGGTACGCGATTCTCGCTCAATTCCCATGCACCGTTTGCATAAACATACACACGCGCGCTAGTGCTCGGACCGATCCGAATCAGCGCGCCCTCCGGTACCAGCGTCACGCGCGCGCAACCACTGGCGCACGCGACGGCCAGCGCGAGAAAGCGCGCCGCGATTCGTCGGCGCGTCGTTTGCACGGGTTTTTCCGAATAGGTGCCCATAGGTTTCAAGTACCGATTTCAGCACGGCCGCTAGCACGGCCGCTAGAAAATTCACTTTGCGCCCGCCTGTTCACTCGACACGCGATTATCTCGCGCTGCGAGCAAGCCGATGCCAGCCATAACGGCGGCCGCGACGGCACCCCAATCGGGAAGCGTCAATGGGTCCGCGTCAAACAGCGCGACGCACGCCGTACCGACGGCTGCGAGAATTGCGGCAAGCCCTGCCGCGGTTGTGCGCCATGATCCGTTTACGAGTTTCTGCATGTTAGTTTCTCCGTTCGGATTCGAGTCTTTCAATGCGGCCGCGCAGTGTGTCAAGTTCGCGCACCGTTCCGGCGTCGGCTGTCGCGTTCGCGATACTTGCTTTTGCGAGATCCTGCACAATGCTCGCGAGTTCGTCGACGCGCGTAGCCGTGCTGGTTAGCACCATATCGCGGCGGCCGACTTCCGCGGCCAGCCACCACATGCCGCCGACAAGCGCTGCGAGTTGTAACACATTCAACAGCCTATCAATCCCTGTAAATTTCGCGGCCGTCATAGCGTGTTTTTTCCCGCGTCGATTGCGTTGCGAAGCGCGTCTAGGTTTCTTAGGCGCAGCATGAGTACCCATTCCGTATCGCCGTCCTGCCGCATAAGCACCACAGGCACGGCACCGCTAGCGGCGTCGCGTTCGGCCTGTTCGAGAAATCGAAGCGCCGCGATACTCGCGTATCGCTTGCACTCAATATGCACTGGCGCGGCCGTCTGCAAATCTGCGTCGCCGTGTCGCCCGACGCGCTGCGCGCTGCGATGCGCGGCGCAACCCGTCGCCGCGTGCCATGCGGCCGCTGCTTCGCGTTCTCCGGCTGCGCCTTTTGTGCGAGAGGTTCGGCCCATGCACGGAATATCGGCGACGCGTTCGCGCGCGTCTAGCCGTAGGGCGACTACCAAACACAAACGAAAGCGCCGCCGGCGGTTGCCAGCGGCGCGGTGCTTGCGTTTCTTTCAAATCAGAAAGCGTCGATTACTTCGGGACTATGCGAAACTCCCAACGCAGATTCAATTGCCATTTCTGCGCGCACCAATTCCGTACGCGCGAGTCGTGTCTTTTCATGGGCTTCGTTATATGAAACGATGCAATTTCCGATGCTGCATTGTGCAAGCCAGCGATGCGCAGACTTGTACGCCATGCTCGCTTCGTTGTATTGATTGATGAGCGCTGGTGCGACGCTGCGAAGTTGAGAAGATGTGAATGCGGAAGTTGCCATTTGTTATTCCTTTCGTTCGCGGTCGGCCCGCGTGGCCTGTCGCGACTTGCGACACGCACAAGATACAGCGATTCGGCGCGATGTCCAGTGCGCCTAGACGAATTCCCGAAAGATTCTGCAAATAGACAAACGCCCGCTTGCGCGGGCGTTCGTCGGTCGATGCGTTCGAGCGCTTAGGCTTCGATGCCGTCGTGTGCGAGCACCCAGCGCCCAAGCAATGCGTCCATAACGCGCTTATTCCAATGCTCCATATCGGCGCGCAGTTGGTGGCCGTCTGCAATAAGTTCCGCCGCCTCAGCGTCGCGGCCGGCTTTCTTCGCTTCGGTCCAATTCTCGCAATTGATGGCCCACAACGCTTCGATGGCGTCGCGCTGTTTCTTCGCGTACGCGATAGCGGCGGAGCGGGAACGGTTCGAGCGGCGGCGGTTGTTGCTGGTCATTGTGAATCCCTTACGCGCATCGGCTGCGCTTGCCTGTCGCGACTTGCGACACGGGGAAGATAGCGCGGGTTGCGACGCTGTCAAGCGCACCTAGACACATTCTGCGAAAGTCGCGAAAAAAGAAACACGCCGCCCGAAACAATCGGACGGCGCGCGGGGGAAAAGATATCGGGTTTGCTTATGCGCTCGCGAGTCGTTCGAGCACTGGCGCGCACGCATGCGCGGTGCCGTAGTCCGCGGCGATGGCAGCGCGGAGAATCTGCGCGCGGGTGCGCAGTCCAGCCAGCGCGTACGCGCGGCCAAGCCGGCGCGCGTTGCTGTCGAGTTCGCGCAGCGCCACGCGCGCATTCACCAGCGCCACGGTTACGCGCTGCGTGTGTGGCTGCGCGCATTGTTCGGCGGCTCCGATGGCGTCTGCAATTTGGCGTTCGGAATTGGTCACAGAGCACCCCCGATTTCCCGCACGGCGTGCGCGACGATTTCCGCGCGGATTTCAGCATCCGACATTGGCGCGCCGGCGACGGCGGCGAATTGTGCGCGGAAGCCCGTACCCAGCACGCGAGCGGCCGCGGTGCCGAAGTCGTCGCCGCGCGCCTCATTTGCGAGAATCAACAGAGATACGCAACCCATGCGGGAAAGGTTGTTTACGATTTCGGTAGCGGCTTCGCGTGTCATTTGGTGTCCCTTCGTTCGGCGTCGGCCGCCGTGGCCTGTCGCGACTTGCGACACGGGGAATGTAACGGCACATCGGCGCGTGTCAAACGCATCTATACGAATTTCGGAAAATCTGTTTGGCCCCATCGCCCCCATCGCCCCCACGCAATCGACGCGGCTACGCGTGCGCGCGCAGATATTCCCGCTGC